ACGGTTTCCACAGCATCTCCACCGGCACACCGTATTTCGTCGCGGTTTCGAGAATCAATTTCGCATCGGCCGCACGACGTTCGATTTCCTCACCAAAGTCGGCACCCACCTCCGCATAGTGATCGGATAGAGTCTTGAGTCCCATTTCCACGTCGGCGCGGTTCTGTTGGGCTTCGCGTCCGGCGTCAGTCGTAACTCTTTTTGGCGAGACAGTGGCAATCTTCCACCATCCTTCCACGGGCGGCAGAATCCCCCGCTCAATGGCATCACCGATCACGTAGGCCCACACCGGCTTGATCAAGCGACGTTCCAGGATCATCTGACGGAATGAGAATCGCCGGTCCGCTTTTGCCACTACCAACCGCACACCCGCGCCACCGATCTTACTCGAATCCGCAGCGAACTCGAATGGGATCATGCCAAGTGCGGAATCCCGCCGCAGGTATTCGAGAAACCCGGTGAAGGTCGGGCTTGGGCGGTTCGACTGGAAGCTGTCGAGCGATTCGTCGGGTTTTAGCGCCACGAGCTTGCCGCCAACGATGCGTTGGAGTGATACCGGATCACTGGATTCCACGCCTGCACCCGCCCCGCCGCCAACCACGAAGTCACCGTTGTCATCGATTTCACCGCGTGACGTTTTGAGAATGCGCGCCACATCGGCATTGTCCTTCACCGCATGCTTTTCCAGCGCGAGAAGTTCCATTTCATCGAGGACGTGGTTGATGGAATGCTGAATCGTTGGATGTGAACGCACGCCGCCCGCCCATTCCGGTTCATGAATGTGGAGCATCGCCGGGGCCGGGAGATCGCGGGATTTGTTGTGATCCTCCAATACTCGATAGAAAATCGGTGCGCCCCAAGCGTCCAGGCCCACGCCGTCAATGGTGTCTTTCGATCCAAGTTCATCGCCGACCCGGTGAGCTTCTATCAACTGGATGCGCGGCTCCCCTGCCCCATCGCGGGTTTTGTGAATGAAGTATTCGCCATCGATGTCCATGCCCCGGCAAACGAGTGCCTGGCATTCCTCAAACGAAAAGCGCCGGGTGATTTCACACTTGGCCGACCACAGCGAAAAGTAGGCTTCAGCGGCGCGGTTCCATTCAGGCTTGGGCGACTGTGCCTGGACGCGGATGCCGTCGCCGGTGGAATAGATTGCCATGTTGGCGACCAATTCGCGCATGAACCCGCTGTTCTTGTGGAGGTAGCGCGACTTGCGGACCAGTTCGGTGCGCACACCCGGCGTGAGTTCGTTGCGGGCATCCGTCGGCCCAGCACCCGGCACCGATCCACGGCGGGGTGACCAGTTCGCCGCTTCAAATGGTGATCCCCATGCTTTCGGGACCAGAACCGGCGGCAACCAGCGGGTGGCGAGTTGTTTGAAGCGGTTCATTTCGGCAGGTATCCTGAGATGAACGAAGCGACGGCGACGCGGGGTTTGCCGTAGGTGGCTGGATCAAGGACGCGCAGCGCATGGCCGCATTCGTCGAGCACCTGATCAATCGGCATGGTGAACTGCTTGGCGGTGGATGTGTCCGCGTCGTTCCAGTTCATGATGGTCTTGCCCTCAAGGAGCAATTCCTTCGCCCGTCGCTGAATTGCGAGCACTTCTGAAACTGTGAATCCGGTGATGAATAGTCCGCGAGCCATGCACGGCGTCGGATGTCAACGGATCACCCCCACCACTTGCCGTCTTTCACCCGCTGGCGCGCTTCGGCCAGAGTGCATCCGGTTTTGATCATGGCGTGCGGGATGTCCTGGAAGCCATTCCAGCTGCCACCCCATTCGAGTCCGAGCGATTCTGCAATCCGACCGCACTTTTCCATCAGCGGACTTTCCCACTCTGGTTGATCGTTGGCGTCGAAGACCACAAAATCCCACGCGACGCCAAAGTTATGCCATGAGTAGCCGGGTGGGGAGTTGGTCACTTTCGCTCCCGGTGCGGTGCGGCCCTTTGCATACAACTCGGCTTGCTCTTGATAGGTGCGACTGCCGCTGATGATCTTCACGTTGATGCCCGCCTCCCTACACTTGAGCAGCCATTCACGGGCCTTGACTTGCGCGTCGGGTCTGAGTGTGGCGATGTTGGCAGCGGATCGCGGATCAATGATGACACCAGAGGGCGCGGGTGTTGCGGCGACGATTCCAAGTCTGTCCGCCACCGCATGAGCGGTCTTGTCGCCGGGAATTCCATCGGCTGTAATTCCAAGGAATTTCTGGATTTTTTTCCAAAGCGTGGCACTCATGATCGGTGGCTGCTTGGTGTCCAGGCTCACTTGCCGCTGCGGGGTTCGATGATGATTTCAAACCGACCATCGGGATGCACCGTGATCCGTCCATCCTTGTTGGCAATGGTGCCATTCACGGGCGGAGGCGTAGTGCAGGAAACAAGAGACAGAGCGGCGAGTAGGATCAAAGTTTTCATGACGCCTCTTCCGGGGTGTCAACCGAATCAGGTGTGGCTTCCCTTCCCACGATCTTGAGCATGGTGGCCGCAGTGACCTGCATTGCCTCCGAATCTAACAGGTGGTTCGCCCGTGATCCAATTCTCTCCCATAGCCACTTGCCACCTTTCTTGATCCGGTGCTCGCTTTCCATTTGGGCCAGGTATTCGTCGTCGATGTCGTCGGGCACATCCCATGTCGGGCCGTCATCCGGGTTCTGGTTCCGGCGCAGGCGGGCCAGCGTGTCCTTGATATTGAGGTTGCTCCAATAGAACACGGAACACGATTGACCACGCCCTAACACCACTTTCCTTCGCGGCGAATAGAACCGCTCAATGGATTTGCGTCCCTTCACTTTGTGGGTGAACGTCGCCCGCTTGTCGCCCATGAGGGCCGTCCATCCGTGTGCCGCACATTCGCGATACACGTCATAGGTGGCGTATCCGGCATCGATGAACACAAGGTTGGGGTGAATGCCGAATCGTTCCTGAACGGATTGCACATCGGTAAACGTGAGCACACGTTCGTTCCAAATCAGTCGGCTGGATCCATCTTCGGCCCAGGCTCTCACCACCAGCCACATGTGATCCATCTGGCAATCCACCGTGAGGATTCTGAGTGGACACACACAGGGTTCACCGGCAGGAACCAAACGACCTTGCGCATCCACACCCGCCTCGCCGTCCCAGGTTTCGCCTTTGAGATAGCCACCCGGAACAATATCGAGCTTGTAGTCTTCCAGATATTCGCGCCATGCCAACGCCAACCGCTTCTGGTAAAACTGCTGGATCAAGCTCACATCACCCTTGCGTGCGGCGGCTTTGGCACGGAGATAAAGTTCGGCCAATCGTCCCCAGCTCATTGCGCACAGGGCATTCCAATGAAATCCGGCGTTTTCCTTCGGCGCGTTCGGGTTGGTGACCACGTATCGGCCCGATAGATTGAGTTCGCGGCGGGTGCGGTCGCTGTCCTCGAAGTAGTGATTGCAGGACGCGCAGCGCATCGAGGTGGTGTCGCGCACCTTCTGGAAATCCCACTCACCGGATTCATCACGGGCGTCCTTGCTCCATTCGACCTGCTCCCATTTGAATGGCTGGCGCTGATGGCAATGCGGACAAGAAAATGTCCACTCTCGCATGTCGGTGGTTTCATATTTGCGGTGGGTGTCGTCGTCTTCCTCGCCGCCTTGACTCATGAACAGGCACTTGCCCAACCAACCGAACGCAGTGACGCGGGCTTCGGCTTCCGCCATGTGGCCTGTAGGAATCCGCCATGTCTCGTCCATGACCAGCCAACGAATCGAACGCCGTTGAAGGTTGGTTTTATTGTGCGCCCCAAGAACCCACAGCGTCATGCCGTTGTTGAAGTGGATGGTGGAAAGTCGTTTCTTGTGACGATTCGCCGGATAGAGCGACTTTACCGGTGGGCACTCGTCGAAGAGTTTTTGCAACCGGCTTTCGCTTTGGTCCTTCGCGTCATCGTCTGTCTGATCGAGCCAAAGTGTGGGGCCTGGATGGTTGGCAATGATATGGGCAAGACCCAGTTCGCCAACGCTGGTTTTTCCGCTCTGGATGGCGGCGATGATGCTCACGATACGGATTTTCGGATCAATCAGAGCTTCCATCGGCTCACGCATCCACGGCGAGTTGGCCGAACGGAATCGCCCGGGAATCGGCGAATAGGGAATCGAGGTGATGTGTTCCTCGCACCATGCCCAAGGTGGACGACGATCCGGTGGTCGCCAGGCATTGCGCCAGATGTGTTCAAGTTTTTTGCGGGCAGGTTCGACGGTCTTCATTCGTCCTGATGGAGAATCGTCAACACCTCGTCGATGGCGCGGCGGGATTCTTCCTGAATGCCGGTGGCGTCAAGACCCGATAGAATCGGTGGCAATTCCTGTTCGAATTTCTTGCGGAGCATTGATGTTGCCTGCGCCACGAACTCTGTCCACGTCTGCCGGACTTCCTCCACGGCCACAAAATCCCCGCGCTTGATGCCAAGTCGAAGTTCCCGTTCTTCCACCTCTGCCAACAACTTGCGTGCCTTGAGCGAGGTTTCAATGTCCGCCGCATCCTGGTTGGAAGTCTCGCCCCCTTTGAGATCATTGCGCCGCATGAATTCCCGCCACGCCGCCACATCATGCAGGCCGTTAGGGGCTGTCTTCGGGGCGTCCTTGCGTTTTTTCCAGGTGTTGATCGTCTGCCGGGTGATACCGAGGATAATTGCCAGCTCGACGTAGCTTGGCGCGGTGGTGGGGGCGGATCCGCTTCCGCTGGCCAGCGTTTGCAGCATGGCACGCTCGGCACGGGTCAATTTCCCGCCCTTCTGCACGCGGCCTACCAGATTGGCGAAGTCGCGCGAGAGTAGTTTTTTGGCGATGTCGGGTGATACGGGGTCCATTCACCCGTGGCTGGTGCGTCAACTCCAGCCAGGTTGACTCCTACCACCGGCCATGAGCATTCCCGTGCATTGCGCCCACACCGCCCTAGTCAATCCGAACACGCTGAAACCCAACCCGGTCAACCCGAACCGGCACAGCGCCCACCAGATCCAGCTTCTCGCATCGATCATCCAAGAGCAAGGCTGGCGCAATCCTGTCACCGTGTCGAAACGCTCGGGATTGATCGTCCGCGGGCATGGCCGGTTGGAAGCCGCATTGCTGAACGGATGCGAAACGATCCCCGTGGACGAACAGGATTACGCCAGCGAAGCCGAAGAACTCGCCGACCTGCTGGCCGACAACCGCCT